CGTTGCCGACTCTAAGATTGGTTGGGCAAAGGCTCTTAAAGAACTCTTAGCACTCTTATGGCAAGGTCAAGTACCAATGTGGGATACTTCTAAAGTTCGCCCTGCTGGCGCACCACTCAAGACATTTGGTGGTCGTGCTTCTGGTCCAGGTCCACTCGTTGACTTATTTCATTTTGCCGTAAAAATCTTCAAGGGTGCTGCTGGACGTCGCCTGTCCTCACTAGAGTGTCATGACCTAGTGTGTAAGATTGCTGAGATTGTTGTCGTTGGTGGTGTTCGTCGTTCTGCTCTAATCTCACTATCAAACCTATCTGATGACCGTATGCGTGATGCTAAAGCAGGTCAGTGGTGGGAGCAGAATGTTCAACGTGCCTTGTCGAACAATTCAGCCTGCTATACTGAGCGCCCAGATATTGGTATCTTTATGGATGAGTGGAAATCTTTGTATGATTCAAAGTCTGGTGAACGTGGTCTATTCAATCGTGCATCTGCCAAGAAGCAGGTGGAGAAGACAGGTCGCCGTGAAGTAGATCATGAGTTTGGCACCAATCCATGCTCAGAGATTATCTTGCGTGACCGTGAATTTTGTAACCTATCAGAAGTCGTTATCCGTGCTACCGATAGTGTTGAATCTCTGAAAGAGAAGGTCCGTCTTGCTACTATTCTTGGTACATTTCAATCCATTCTTACAAGTTTCAAATATTTGTCAAAGAAGTGGAATGAGAACTGTTCTGAAGAGAGATTGCTTGGTGTATCATTGACAGGCATTATGGATAACGACTTGACCAACGGTCGTCGTGGTATGGAAGAAACTGCTAAGATTTTGGAGGAATTGAAAAGTGTTGCAGTTGAAACAAATAAAGAATGGGCTGAAAAAATTGGCATCCCCCAGAGTGCTTCAGTCACTTGCGTTAAGCCTAGCGGAACTGTTAGTCAGCTTGTTGATGCTGCCTCTGGCATTCATGCTAGACATAATCCGTATTATGTACGAACGGTTAGAGGCGATAAGAAAGATCCTCTCGCAATCATGATGGCAGATATGGGTTTCCCATGTGAAGACGACGTTATGAAACCAGATCATACGCTCGTTTTCTCATTCCCCATGAAATCACCAGACCAAGCAGTGTTCCGTACAGATATGACTGCTATTGAGCAGTTAGAGTTGTGGAAGGTATATCAGGACGCTTGGTGTGAGCATAAACCATCTGTAACCATCTCTGTAAAAGAAGATGAGTGGATGGAAGTAGGCGCATGGTGTTATAAATACTTTGACTATATGAGTGGTGTATCGTTCTTACCGTTCAGTGACCACACATATAGACAGGCACCTTATCAAGACTGTTCTGAAGAGGAATATAAAGAATTGCTTGATAACATGCCAAAGAATATCGATTGGTCTTTACTATCCAACTATGAGTCAACAGACTTGACTCTTGGCGCACAGGAAATGGCTTGTGCTGCTGGCGGTTGTGAGATCGTATAATGAAATCACCATGCGAAAGCGTGTGTCAATATTCGGACTGCGGAGCATACTGTGTAGGTTGCTTTCGCAGTCCCGATGAGATTTCTGGTTGGATGACGTACACACAAGAAGAAAAAAAGGATGTTGTCGCTAAAGCAAAAAATAGACGTAAAATCTTTTTAGGAGGATTATAAAATGGCGGCTGAAACACACACTTGTATCGAATGCGGTGCTGAATTTGATATCATACATAATGAGAAAGCAACCGTTGATTTCTGCCCATTCTGTAGTGAAGAACTCATGACTGAGGAAGAACTAGACGAATGGCGTGAAGAAATGTGGGATGAGGAAGAAGAAGAATAAATGTATGAGAACCCTTGGATTTACAAGGGCGAGATTTTTGATGAAAATTTAGTTGACAAATACCATGGATTCGTTTATAGTATTACTTGCCCTGATGGTAGAATGTATATAGGTAGAAAGGCGTTTTGGTTCATGCGTAAGTTGCGTGGAGCCAAACGCCGTTCTAAAATCGAAAGCGATTGGCGTAAGTATTATGGGTCTAGTGAGATCGTCAAGGAGATGGTCAAAGAACTTGGTGCTGATAACTTCAAGCGTGAGATACTCTCTCTACATATTACTAAAGGCGAAATGAATTATACAGAAGTCAAGGAGCAGTTTCAGAGAAACGTCCTTGAATCTGAAGACTATATAAATGATAACATCAATGGTAAATATTTTAAGTCGAGAGTTTCAAAATGGACGGAAGTAATAACGTAATTGATTTTGTCAAAGCCAAAGAGCGCAAAGAGGCAATGGAATGGATTGATAAAATGTTTGAAGAGTTGGACCAGCAAGAAGAGTGGAATCGTCTATTAACTGGTAAAGACTTGTATGATTATAATGGAGACAATACCGATGGCAAGTCTTGATGATAAAATTCAAAAGAAATCTGTAGAGAAATGGAAAGCGCATAATGGTCGTAAAGAACCTATGCGATACAACTATGCTCTTAACGAAAACTCGGTTGTCTATGACCTTGGTGGTTATAGAGGCGACTGGGCACATGAGATCAATAAAAAGTACAATTGCAGGGTTGTCGTCTTAGAACCATTTCCAAAATGGTTTAAGCATTGCGAAAACAGATTTGTAAACAATCCTAAAGTTGAAGTGTACGGTGTTGCTGCTAGTGATAGATTTGGTAAGGCAGTACTAAGTAGCGACTCACAGGGTTCATCACTTCATATGAAATCGGTAAATACCGAGACAATCGAATTGGTTGACTTTGCCGAGTTTATGAGTCATGATAACAAGGTTGACCTAATCAAAATCAATATCGAAGGCGAGGAATTTGCTGTCCTAGACACACTATATAAGAATGGTATGCTTTCACGCATTACAGACTTACAGATTCAAACACACTTATTTGTCAAGAATGCTCGTGCTAAGTATATGACTATGGATCATCAATTGAATACCACGCATAAGAAGACTTATTTCTATCCGTGGATTTGGGAAAACTGGACTTTGAGGTAATAATGTATTCTGATTTTGTACATCGTAATGAGTTATTTGATCTGCTTGAAAATCGTGGTGATTATAACAAAGCAAATATGGATAAACTAGAAGAGATTGCTAGTAATCCAGATATTAACCATAAAGAGTTTGTGAAGACACTTCACAAGATTTTTCCATTCGAGAAGAATCCTTGGATATACACAAACCACAAAGCACACAATCGACCACCTCTAAACGAAATGTATCCTGCTTCTCGTGGGCTACACGCATTTCGGCGCTACTTCTCACAGATGGCACACCAGCATCGTGCTAAGGATGGTAACAAGAAGTTTGACAAAGAGGGTCTTGTTATCATAGAAAAGTTTGCGAATGCTCGTTGGTTGAAGGGTGCTAGGGAGGAACTAGAAGCCTTCCCGGTTGGTGTCAACAAACAACCACACAACATCCTTACTCAAAACAAAGACGTTGCTTCAATTCTGAATAAAATTTCAGAGAAGTCATACGATCATATTGTTAAATGTCTGGGTGGTGAAACGAAAGAGATTCGCAAGAAGTTTGAACAGAACACATTCGCACAGCGGGTTCACAACAAGCCTGGAGATGGTGACCACCAGAAATATGCCCATGTCGATACGTTCTTTCCTGCTATCAAATGGTGGTGGTTTCCTGATGAGGTCAAGCTAGAGCATGGTCCATTTCATTATGCAAAAGGTAGTTGCTATCCAACAGATACATACTTGGATTGGGTCTTTCATGAGTCTATGAATATCATTGAGGGTAAGTATCCTAAGTGGAAGGGTAAAGACCACATGGAGGGTTCTTACCGTGTGAGCGAAGAAGAATTGATTGCTATGGAGTTTGAACTTGAACCCATCACAGTCAAGGCTAATACGCTTGTAATCGCTAATGTTGCTGGGTTCCATAGTCGTGGTGAAGTCAAGCAAGAGTATATAAGAAACGCTATTCACGGTAGCATTCGTATCGAAAAACCTTTTGAGTGGAATAACAATGATTGAGATTAGATCTAAAATTAACAACCGCTTGCTTCATATGGTATATCGTGCAGATGACTTGACCGGGCAGCGAGAAGATGTTGCGCCTGAAGACCAGTTCATTCAGGTGTCTGCGCTAGACTTGAAAAGCGGTAAGACCTTTCGACCCCATAGACATATCTGGAAGGCTGCACCACGAGACAAGGTT